CCTGCCAGTGGAACGCCGTCCCTCCGCTTCCATCGGGGGTTTCGCCGCCATCGTCATTGAAGTCCGGCAGCGTTGCGCCGCTGATTCCACTGGTCAGCGCCCTTTGAAGATGCCCTTGCGGATCTGTGACGACTGTACCGCCGGTGTAGACGGTGTCCGCAGCCCAGGGCGCCGCCGTAAGCTGCGACTGCATCCACGCCAGCAGGGCCGCCCATATCGCTTCGCGGTTGACCGGCGCGTATTGAGTGTCCCAGCTCATCAGTCGAGCTCCGCGATGGCATCGTCGACCGACTGCTGAATGAGATCTGCGATCATGGTTTGCGCACCCTCGAGAGCGCGATTCAGGAACGGATGCGGCTTTACGTCGAAGGCGCGGTGGCCGCGCGTGTAAAACGTGCTGCCATCGGGCTCAGTGAACTCGTAGAGATGCGCTGGAACTTCAGGATCGTGGATACCCTCTTCAAGCCACAGGCCCAGATGCTTCGCGCCGACGTCGCTCGAAACCGTGCCGCGAATGACTTCTTTCGTCTCACTGACCGACGGCGATCGCTCGATGGCCTCGGCCAACTGGCCGCTGTGCTCAACAATGCCCGCGCCGGCCATCTGGCCGACTGCGTCGGACGCAAGATTCTTCATCGCTTCAAGCATTCCGTCTCGCACAGCCTGCAGGATGCGCTGCCGCGCGGTCTCCATGTAGTCCGCGACGCCGTCGACGGACGATTCATCCAGCTCGAGGATGCTGAAGCCGTGACCGCGTGCGACCGCGCTGCGAGCCATCAGTTCTCCCAGCAGCGCGCGGCGCGCTTGTTTCCCGTTGCGACAAGCGTGTGCAGTGCGCTGAGCACCGTCAATGCCGGGTCGACGCTGAAAACCGACGCCGGCATGCCAAGTCCCGCGCAACGATCAAAATCGAAACGCACCGGTTCAAAGCGGAACGCCGGCGTCTTCTTGGTGGAGACCGCGGCCACAGCGTACACCATCACCGCTTGCCTCCAGCGCTGCGCGGTGCCTTGACGCGCGCCCACGCCTGCTCTTCGTCATAGCGGCGGCTGATCGACGGAATTCGCCGCATGTAGCGATCGATGCATGCCAGAGCTGTTGCCGGCGCGTCGAGCTGCTGCTGCTGCACAGTCTCGCCCTCCGTCGTCTTGCGTTGCGCAGCGCCAAGATTGGGAAGCTGCTTGTAGCGGTAGGCCACCCAGTCGGCTACGGCCTGCGCGATGTCATACGGCACAGCCGTGTAGCCTGCGGTGTAGGCGATCTGGATAGCGGCGCCGTCAGTGAAACAGCCAGGCGGGTTGAGGTACAGGTTGAAGGCGCGCTCGGGGTCGATGTCGTCATCGAAGTAGTACCCGGGCGCAACTTTGTCGCCGCTGGCGCTCGCGGCTACGCCGCCGATCGCGAGAGTCTCCACTGCGGTGATGGGCCAGTGGTAGAGGCAGATGCGCGAGGCGCCGTCTCCCTGGCGGACTTCGGCGTAGCTCTCGGAGAGCAGATCGGGACGGCGCGTGGCTCGCGTGAAATCGGCCGAGCATGCGGAGATGAGCGCCTGCAGCGTTGCGTCCGCCGACGTGGTGGTGGAAGCCACGGGCAGCCACTGCTTGACCGCCGAGAGAGTTGTGAGATCGCCAGTCGCCATGTGTCAGCTCACGAAGTTGCGCCAGGGCCGCAACAGGCCTTTTGCCAGGCTAGGCAGGTTGTCTTCTCCGTCGCAGCCCTTGTCGTAGAAATGCTCGACCGTGAACTTGATCGCCGTGACGATGTCTTCAGGAACCCGCAAGCCCGCCCAGGCCTGCACATTGCTCACCGAGGTCGTAGCTGCAGTCGCCAACGTGGCTTGGCCGTTGGCTGGATTGACGCTGGCAATGAAAGTATCGAGCGTCTGCGGAACTTCATTCACTGCCGGCCCGGCGCCGGGGATGGAGATCGGCAAACCGGTCTCGGTTGGAAGCAGAGGCGCGTCGTCAAAATTGAAGCTTGTCGGGTATCCGCCATTGACGGTCAACAGCGCGGAATCGGCGGCGATGCTGACCGTGATTGGGCCCCCGAAGCCGCAGCGAAACTTGAGCATGACATTGGACGGAACCATTCGCGTAGGCGGCCAAGGCCGGGCGAACGGCGGAAGCACGCGAGCCGGCTCCGAATCGCTGCCACGCTCAAGCTGGTAGCCATATTCCGGATTGAGCGGGTTGGTGCCGTACGTGGTGTCCTGGGTCAGAACCTGCAGATTGCCGGCGACGTCGATGTACTGCAGCGAGATGACCGACTGAAACGGCGGGTTGGGGATGTTGATCTGCGGGTATCCGTTCCACTCGTAGCGCAGCTCGTGACCGGGGAACGTGTCGAGACGGGCGACCCAGGCCTGCGTGATGAATGCGCGTCGGGTATGAGCCTCGCATGCGTATCGCGCGGCAGAGATGAACGGCCGAAGCTTGTTGGCGTAGATGGCCTCCGACTCGCGCGTAGAGAATTCGATGGGACCGAGGCCGAGCTGCAGGCGCGCATCGTTGAGCGAGATAGGCTCGTACAGCGGACGCTGAATAATTGCCAGTGATTCGCTCATCTACCCCACCAACGGATGCGATACGCCGCGCTTGCCGTGACGCTCGTCTTTTCGTTGCGCCTTCTCAAGGCCCTCTTCGAAAACGAGCATGGAGAGCTTCTTTATTTCCCGCAAAGGCTCAAGCAAAACAGGATCCGCGGGAACGACGACGTACATGCCTTCGCAGCGCACCTGGTTGATGTAAAACACCTCGCCGGTCTCCGCTCGCTTGACGCAATCGCCATTTGTGAGCCCGTCGAATTCTTCCCGCGTCATCGGCGAGCCTTTGCATGCGCACGATGCTTGGGCGAAGATACTGCCGCGGCGAAACCGCCCAGACCGACGGGCAGATCTGTCGCGTGGACCTCAACGGGCGAAGAAATATCCACGTGGGCGGCGACAACCGCAGGCGCTGGATCCTTGAACGGATTTTCGGCGCGCTTCTGCGCCATAAACTCGAGCGCGACATCGTTGCGGAGATCCTTGATCTCTCCCGCAAACGGTCCATCCAGCATTCTCACGAACATGGCAAAACTCCAGAAAAGCGAGAAGGGCCGAGCCGCAGCCCGCGGAACCGGCCCTTCTCCAACAGTGCAGATATAGGCGTGTTTACACCTGCACTGAAGCGGTTTGATCGCCGGTGATGCGGCCGGAGCTAAGCACTGCCAGGCCGGCCAGCAGCTGCGCGGTGGTTCCGAGCGATCCTACAGCGATATCGACTTCGACATACGTTCCATTGTTTGCTGCCAGCAGATCGGCGGCATCGAGCTCGATGATGTACATCGAATCCGCGATGCTGCTGCCCGGGGTGTAGCCAGTGGAAGCCACATTGAAGACGGCCGTGTTGTTGTTCGCGGCGTTATTGGTCTGCACGTCGAACGGCGCGGAGCCCTGCTCGTACTTGATGAGGCGATAACCGATGGCCACTCCTGAGCCGCCGGTTTCGGCGTTGTAGACATTGACGGTGATGGCGCCGATGGGACCGCCCGAAGCGCCCAGAGCGAGCAGAATCGAGACGTGAGCCCACTCAGCCATGCTGAAGCGCTTGCCGGCGATGGCAGCGCTGTAGCTCGCAGGCTGGATGACGGCGCACAGATGCCCATCCTGCGAGACCCAAAAAGCTTTTGCCGACATGAGAGTTTCCTCCGAAGAACGGTTGTCAGAGATCAGGCTTCAGAGGCCGGAGAGCACCTGGCCCTCCAGCCTCACTGACCGATTGAGATTAGTCGCCGGAACGCGCGCCCAGCGTGACGAAGGCAGCCTGAGTCGGCGGCGCAGTTCCGCCGGCCGGGTAGTAAGGCTGCAGCGGCTGCTTCCACCACGGCTGGCCGTCGAACCGGATCTGCCAGCGGAAGGCCACTTCGCCGGTGAGGAAGGCGACGTGGATGGAGGTGTCAGCCTTGACCTCGTTGCGATCGGCAAGGATGTAGCCGTCGGGAGAAATCAGCGTGATGTCGCCGACCACTCCAGGCGCCGAGGCCTGCTCGATAGGAACGACGGGCAATCCCAGCATGCTTCCGTATTTGTTGCCCATAGGGCCGCCCGGCGGCTGGTAAAGCAGGATCTGCGCCAGCGACGGGGAGCCGATGGTGAGAGGGATCAGCTTGGGTTCAAGCGCCTGATGGATGGCCCAGAATGCGTCTTTGCGGCACGGAGCGAATAGACGCGAGTACATGTTGAGAATGTCGGCGGTAGAGATGGAAGTCTCCGCGCTGACAATGGCCTGCTGGATTGTCGCAGGCGAGTTCCAGATGCCCAGCGGCTGGCCGGCTCCGCTGCCGGAGAGAATGGCGAGATCGCGTTTGAACGCGAGCTCGTCGGGCACCACGCGCCCGGCGTAGCTCTCGAGCATGGTTGTGTCTTCGAGCAGCTCGTCGGTGGCATACATGAGGCAGGTGAGCTTGTTGGCGACCAGCTGCACCTGGTTGAACTTGGGCTTGACGCCGGCGTAGCTCTGCGCTTCAGCCAGCCAGTAGCTCAGTATGCCGCCCCAGCGCTGTCCATCCTGCCGCGACTGCTCATCGACGGACGGAATATAAAGCTTGGCCGACGTCATCTTGAGCGGCTCGATGCGCCTGGCGATCTCGCCCGTCGAGTAGATCTTCTCGAGCACCTTGCCGGAGAATTCAGGCTCGACCAGCATGCCGCCGTCGGAAGGCACGGTTTCCGATGCGCCCAACGCCGCCATGACGCGCGGATCGGCGAGGTGAGCGCGGCCGCTCTGCACCGCCAGTGTGGATTTGGCAAGAGCGCCGAGCTGATCGCCCAGGCTGGCAAAGGGCTTCTTGGTTGCGTTGTCCGCCACGACGGCGATGCCGCTGGGCGAGTTGCGCTCCGTTTCGAGCAGGGCTTCGGCGCGCGCGATATCTCCCGCGAGAGATGCCACGGAGCCCGTCTTGGGATCCATGATCGCGTCGTATTGAACGCGCTCCTCGGCGGTGAGATCGCGGCCCGCGGTATCGGCAACGCTGAAGATGGCTTTGGCCTGAGCGATCAGGTCAGCCTTGCGCTGCTTGAGCTTCTTGATGTCCATTTGTTTTCTCCTTCATGGAAAACAGGGGTCAATGGTCAGAGATCGGAGATCAGAGACCGAATGGGACACCACGCCGATCGCCATCGGGCATCGGGTAGCGCGAGTTGCAGAGCCTTGGCTCCAAAAGAAAAGGCCCGGCTTCGGCCAGGCCTTTCAGCGTTTTGAAATTTTCTCCGTGCTTCGCCCGCGCTTAACTCCCTACATCCCGTCAGGGCGCTTATCCAGCCCCTTTTCGGCCAAAATCTCGCAGCGGTGATCGCCGGTCTTGATTCGACCGCACTGCGAGCATCTCGGCGCGGGCGGAACAGGGCGCGGCATCGGAGGATATGGTTGTTTTTGCATGGTGAGCCTCGGTTGATATGGCTGACGCCAGCCATCGTTCCCGGTGAATCTCTAATCAGCCGCGGCAAGTTCGAGCTCGATGCGCCGGCGCTGCATGGCAGACTTCATGTTATTGCGCGCCCTGGCGGCCATATCGCAGGCGCAGCCGCTGCAGGCACAGTCTTTGCAGCTGCATGCCTTGCAGTCTTCGCCCTTGCACTCCGGGCAGGCGCATGCGCAGGGCGAGTCGTCATTGGGATCGTCGGCGGCCTGATCGTTCTCATCCTCATCGGGTTCGCCGACATCGGATTTCTTGGCGATTGACGCGGAGACCTGCACCGGATGGTCCGCAGAGGCCGCGGCCGAAGGGTTGCGCGAAACGCCATAACCCTGGAGGACGTCGTCGAGCGTGCCGACGCGATCGGCCATGCCCAGCTTGACCGCCTGCCTTGCATCGAAGATTCTTCCCTGGCCGAATTTTTTGTGCACGTCATCCTGCTTGACGCCGCGGCCGCGCGCGACAGCTTTCTCAAACATCGCTCCGAAGCCGTCTACCATCTCCTGCATGTGCTCGCGGGCGCTGTCGCTCAACGGCTCAAAGTCGATTCCCTCGGCCTTGTTTTCGCCGAACTTGATGAGTGTGCATCGAACTCCGTTCATCTCATCGTTCTTGGAGTAATCCGCGTGCACGGTGTAGACGCCGATCGATCCAGTGAGCGAGCTTGGACTCACGACCATGTCGGAGGCCTGCGAGGCGAGATAGTAAGCGGCGGAAGCGCAAAGGCAATTGGAGACCGCGGAGATCTTCTTTTGCTTGCGGGCCTCGTAGATCTCCTGCGCGAACTCCTCGACGCCATCCACGTCGCCGCCAGGAGAATCCACGTCGAGCACGATGGCCTTGACGCTGGGATTGTTGACGGCCGCGCGCAGGTCCTGCCGCAAACCTTCAATGGACGCGCCCCCGCCGCCGGAGATATCACTCATCATGCTTCCGCGGTGCATGATCATGCCATAGACAGGGATAACGGCAACCGCGCCGGATTTGGCCGACGACACCGTATTGACGCGCGATTTCGGCGCCGAAGGCTCATCGTCATAGTCGTTGTAGGCGACGATGGGCAGAAGCTGCATTGCCCGATTTCCCCGCACACGATTGGCCTCGCGAATCTCGGCGACGATTTCAGGCGAGACCGTTCCGCCGGCGAACTTGAGCTCGAGGAACGAAAGCATCTCGTTCAGCTTGGGTTCGTGCAGATACCAGAGCTTGCCGGCCAGAGCGCGGCGGATATGTTCGTAAGTTTTCACTCTACCCCTCCGGTAACAATGCCGGCCAGGCGCATCTGCTCCTTGACCGCCAGAAGATCGATGAAGTTATACGCGCCGGCCTTATCGCCGGCGGCCAGGAACGCGGCGACCTGGCCGGCGCGCTCAAAGTAGACCTGCCGCAACGGCAACATGCGATCGCCGTCGATGTTGAAAGCCTGCTGCACGAAGTCGCGCTGGCCGGCGTAGAACTCTTCGACGTCGTAGTCTGAAGCGCCGCGATCGACCATCTTGCGCAGCGCGGCTACCTCTTTGCGAACGCAGCGATCGGCGACGCCGGCGGCGAGAGCCTTGAGCTGCAAGCGGACCGCCTGAGCCGCTGAATCCTGAGCGCCGCCTTCGCCGCCGTCGCCATCGCCTTGGCCTGATCCGGGATCGTCGCTTGCCGTCTCGGCAGTCTGCGCCGGCAGCGCGGCGGGAGCGTCGACCTGGTCGAGCGGCGCCCAGTTGACGGGACGCCAGAAACGCCGGCCGATGCCGCCGGGAATAGGATTGAGATCTTCAAAGGCGCGGGCTTCGTCCTGGCACATCCAGCCGTCGCCGATGGCGATGTGATACGCCGCATAGCGCGCGGCCGTGTCGCCGCGGAGCAACGCGGCAAGCGAGAATTTAGAGAAGTATTTGTCGGAGGTGAGCAGATCGCGCTGGATGGCCTGCTCCCACAGAACAACGCGCGGCAGAATGCAATGAACCACGTAGAAGATGTTGAACTGCTCGACGCTGGCATAGGTCGCCGTCTTCTCCGTCTCGCCGATCATGTGCGGCGGCACCGGGAAAATGGACGCGATCTCAATGCGCGAGTATTTGCGCGCCTCGAGCAGCTGCTGGTCTGCCGGCGTTACGCCGATTGCCTTGACCGAAACACCGGGCGGAAGGATGGCAACCTTGCCGCGGTTTGATCCGGTCTGATCTTTCTGCCAGCTCTCGCGCAGCTCTTTCTGGTTGTACTTCGATTTGGAGTCGGTGCCCTCGAGCACCAACGGCGGCCGCGCGTCGTTCTTCATGTACCGCGCGGCGTAATCCTGCTGCGCGAGCGCCAGGCCGAACGTATCGCAGGCCATACCGATGGTCGATTGCCCGACCGCGCCTTCGTCTGAAAAATTGCGAAGGTGAAAAACCTCGCCTTCCATCAGCTTGCGCGTGGTCGCCGTGAGCGGGTCATTATACACGTAACGCAGCTTGCCGGAAGGGATGAGCCGCTCGACGGTCACGCGATCGGGATGCATGGGAATGAGCTGATCGACCGGGCCGCGCGGCCCTTCTTTGATCTCGGCGTAGGCGTTGCCGCGCAGCTCGAGATGCCCCTGCATCATCTGCTTGAACTCGAAGGCCGTCTGCTGCGAATTCGGCCGCTGATAGAGCACGTCATACAACGGATGATGGTCGACGGCGCGCTTTGATCCGTCCGGAGCCTCCGTGTAGATCTTGATAGGCATCATGCCGATATTGCGGCCGATGATGTTGACGCAGGCCAGCACGGTGGCCACGCGCTTGGCCGATTCGGCGGTGATGCGCATGCCGCTGGCCGAGGCCGTGCCCAACGGGTTGTACCAGTAGTCGTCCCACGGCGCGGGCGTTCCGCTTACGTCGGCGCGTATGCCCAGCGCGCCTCGCGTGATGGAGCTGAGCAGGCTCATTGAACATCGCCCCGCAGACGCGCGTTGCGATCGCGGTCGTACTGAGCCAGGCCCGCGCCGAGCAGCAGAATGACGCCGGCGACGATTGGCCCAAGCGGATGGTAGATGAGCCACGCGCCGAAAACGATGAGCGCCAGGCCGGCGAAAGCGGCGAGCAGGATTGTCGCTTCCGGCGAGAGCATAGGCTTCTTTTTGCTTTCCGTCATGCCCAAACGACTCCTGCGCCTTGCGGCTCATCGACAGCGAGCACCATGAGGCGCGCGAGGCCGAGGATAATGCTGACCGGACCGTCGATCTTGCGTTCCTTGATCTCGCGATCCGGGTACCAGTAGTCCTTGCGGCTGATGATGCACCGCACATTGCCCATCTGCCAGGCAAGGAACTCATTGCCATCGTGATGAAAGCGCCGGCTGAGAACCGCGGCTTCGAGCTCCTGCATGGCGGGCGACATATTCATATCGCTCTGCTTGAGCTCGGCGAATTCTATCTCCTGCGGCCAATCTTCGCGCGCCTGAAGTATCTGCGCGAACGGAGCGGCGTGGAACGGATCAAACACCATCTCGCGAAGATCGAGATTCAACGCGTCGGCCGCGACATCGTCGGCGATCTGCAGGTAGTCGGTGACGTTGCCCGGCGTCTCAATGAGCATGCCGCGCTCTACCCAGTCCGCAAAGTGCGTGTTCTTTTCATCCCGCACCTGCTCGGAGTTGAGATAGCCGCGCGTAAAGCAGTAGTAGTGATCCTGGAGCTCACCGCCTTCGGCAGTTGGCAGCCTGCGCTTGAAGAGCCTCGGCGTGGATACCGTGTCCTTGCGCGATGCCAGGTCAACAGAGAGAATGCAGGGATCGGACGCGAACTGCTCGATCTTCATCTCGCGGTCGCGGCACTCGTCCCAGCGATCCATGTCCATCCAGGGCTTGCCGGCGTTTACCCAGATGTTGAGGTTCTTGGTTTTGAATGCCGCCTGCTTGGCTGCGGACTGTCGAGCCTGCTGCTGATCGCCCTCGATCTTTTTGGGATTGATGCTTACCCCGTAGTTGGGATTGGCCATGCGCAACGCGCGCTTGGATCTCCAATCCATGCCGCGGTCGATGGTCGAGACGAAACAAAACTGCCGGTCGTTCTGGATGCGGCCCGCGAGGATCTCGCGAGCTTCGACGTTGGCCCGATAGCAGGCCGATGCCGTGTTGTGCCCGGCGGTGGTGGTTGAGAGCAGTAGCGGCTGCCGGCGCGAGACCATGCCGTTGCGCGCCCACTCGATGATGCGATCGGTTTTGTACTCATGCCGCTCGTCGGCCAACACCATGTGCGGCGCCGGACCGTCTTGCGGGTTGCCCTTGACCTTTTTGAAGCTCGCGTTTTTCGACGCGACGACGATCGAATTGGCGTTCACCCATACGCCGTAAGCCTGGCGGAACTCAGGAGACGCGAGAGCAAGCGCGCGAGCCGTGTCGAAGATGCTGCCCACTTCGCCGGCCTGCTCACGCGAGCTCGCTCCCGCGAAGATCTCGGCGCCATACTCTCCATCTGCTGTGAGTCCAAACAGACCTACGACCGCGGCATTGGGAGTCTTGCCGTTTTTTCGCGGGACTTCTACATACGCCTCATTGAAGCGCCGCGAGCCATCCTGCTTGTCGACCCATCCGAAGATGGATCCATAAACGAAACACTGCCAGTCTTCGAGGTTGAACCGCTCGTGATCGCGGGCGCGGCCGCGGAAGTCATCCTTGACGTGCGGGAATCCCTCGTGAAACCGGATGAAGCGATTGCAGTGCTCTTCAGAAAAGTACCAGGGAAACTTTTTGAGGTTGCGCTTACTGCTTTTGAGATCCTTGCGATGACGCCGGCAGGCGAGCTTGATGTCTTTGCAGGCGAGGATCTTTCCGGAGAGAACGCCGGCGACGTAGCGCTCGAGGCGCTCCGCTCCGGATAGGTTAGTTGACTGCGGTTCGCTCGCGCTCTTCCGAGGCGAGTTGCTCGAAGACGTTGACATTAGGCTCACGGCCGGCGGCTGAAGAGGATGCTGGGTCTGGCTGCGCAGCGACGCCGCCCACTATCACCTGAACCTTGGTGCGATCGGCGGGATTCATCGCCATCTTGCCGAGAAACTCTTTGAGGCGGTTGAAGTCGCCAGGCCGGTCGTCTCCAGAGCGGATGCGTTGCAGTATTCGGCATGTGGCCTCGAGGTGGATGCGGTCAGACCAGAGAAGCACACCCGGCGGCGCCTGCGAGACGAGCTCGTGCCAGATGGATACGAGCTCGGCGTTGCGAATGAACTCCGGCGACCCAGGGCGCAGCGTCTTGGCGCGCTCCCACTGGATGCCCAGCTCGGTTGCGACTGCGTGCGCGTCGCTTCCCTGTGCGAACAGCTCAACGGCGCGGGCGTCCGGAAGCCAGTCTGCCGGCGGCGGACCGATGAGGCCGGTCGGCCTTGGCGTGTTTGCGTATGCAGCTTCGCGCTCAGGATGCTTGATGAAGCTACCCTTGAGGTCAGCGAGCTCTTTTGGCTGTCGCGTGCGACCCATGGGAACGCCTCTCGTAGGTTTTTCGAGCTGAGCATGCGGCCAGGAGCCTCTCTACGCGCCACTGGACGCGATTGCGGCCAAGTCGGTGAAGCAACGCAATGACGCGGCTGGCGACGCTTACGCCAACCCAAAACGATGAATTCTGGAGATATAAAAATTTGCTGCACAACGGTGTAAGGTTTAGGTTTTGCAGAGATTTCGACCCACTACCCCGTAGCCACGTCAAGGTCAGGCAGTTCCCGCATATCAGCCGGATGCCACCGTCCCGCCTGTTCCAGAGCAGTCTTCCTGTCGTGATCTCTCTTCGTCAGACCCTGCCAGTTGCTTCGATCCCAGAACAGACTGCGATTGCCTTTATGCGGAATGATGTGATCGACCAGCTCTGCCTTCACGACTCTGCCGCGGTGCGTCCCAAACAGATCCACCGCAATCCCATTTCGCCCCATCGACAGCCACGCCTTGCTCTCGCGCCGCCACTTGGATCCGTACAGCTTGTGCCATTCCGGCTTGACCTCGCGGCCTTTGCCTTTGTCCACGCATGCATCGCAAAAGCCGCTTGCTACCAGCCGCCCACACCCGCCGTTACAAGGCTTCTTTGCAGCTGTCGGCACTTGGAAACAAACTTCCTTCATCAACAGCTACAGGCATCATCAGCTTGGTAAGCGTATGCTTCTCTCCGCTCACGTCTTCTGTGATGACATACTTCATCCTGCCCCTGGGCATCCATACCAGCGAGTTCAGACTGCCAGGCCGCAACGCTCCACCCTCTTCGTCCTGGCCGATCAGGTCCTTCAGAAACAGCATCTGTCTGCGCGTGATACGCCGCATGTTTCCGGCTACACCCTGCTGCGGCCTCGAGAAGATCGAAGCGATCAGGTCATGCGCCGTGCGAATCTCGCTCATCGTAGCTACTTCCCAGACCTGAAAAAGAAATGAATCACCGCCTCAAGTCCAACCCACAACAGTCCCAGCGCCCACATCACGCCGTGCACCTTATCGCGGCTGCTCTCCAAGCTCTCAACGCGCTCTTTCAGTGATGGGATACACTTCGTGTTCTCATCGATCCGGATCAGCATTTCGATCTTCGGCGAAAGCGTATCGCGAAGATCATTGACCGAATCCTCGATGCCCTTCATCCGCTCCTGGTTTTGCCGATGAAGGCGCTCCGAGAGTTGCCTTGCATCGTGCTCTGCACCTGACGGGTTCAAGGTCATCAACTCGCTCCCGTGTTACGGATTTTCTTGACTGACTACGCCTGCACAACCCGCAACCCGCCAACCTGCGGCCAGATTCTTACCTTCTCCCGCGCCCGCTCCACAGCGTCTTCCGGAGGCAGCGCCTTGCCGCTCTTCGGATGCCGCCTTGAAATGCGGTCGTCTTCGCTCAGCCTCGCCGTCTGCGATCTCCCTTTCAGGCCCGCATTCAGCCGCATCTCCCGCGCCGTGATCGAGCTCGAGCTCGATCCGCTCACCAACGCCGCATCGCCAAACCTGTTCGGAACCACGCGATACCCAATGTGATTTCCCACCTGGTCGTATTCGCGCTTCCACTCTCCCAAGGCAACCTTGCCCTCGGCATAACCGAATCGCACTTCGCGAATCACGCTGAAGTGGTCGTCCGTCTGCGCCGGAAACAGGTTGAACACATACGCGCAGTTCGACGCACGAATGCGCGGGCGCCTTCCAGCCATAAGCTTTTCCTCTTTTTAGTTGTTCGGGCGCGGCGATGCCAACCTCTACAACTGCGCTCTATCGCGGGCAAACCCGGTCTTGCCGGGGCGTCTTGCGGGCAACTGCACTGTGGGTGGAACAACGATTGCGAATATACATCCATCAGAGCCGTTTTTTACGCCGCGTTTCTAAATCCATGCAGAATTGGATAGAAATCCGGAACAAACCGGATATTTCAAAAGATCAGATGAGCCGGGTGGGCGAGATTACCTCCATCGCGTCCATCCAGTTTTCCAGCGATCTCTTGCGGAAACGCCAACGATTGCCGATCTTGAAAGCCGGAATTTCGCCCTTCGCGGCATAGGCGTACAGCGAATCTTCGCTGATTCCCAGATAACAAGCCGCTTCGTGGATATTCATGATCTCCGGCGCTGTGCCCTGGATTTCGCCGCCCCTGACCTTCGTCGTCCTGATCGACTTCTCCCTGCTCATCCCGTTCTCCTCATCCTCGCTTCGCCGTCGCGCAGCGACCGCACCACCTGCCGCTGGCCATATGCGCGCCGCAGTCTGGCTTCGTCGCGCTTGTCTTTCTCGGCCAGCCAAACAATGCGCGCATCCGCCTGCCGCTCCTGGCCTTCTGAAACCATCGCCGCAATCTGCCCCGCGTCGTCCAGCGGCACAGGAACCGGCAGCGGTCCATCCAGCGTCGCAATCACCACAAATCGCCTCACGTTTCGCCCTCCCTGATCACGCCGGCTTCCATCTCGTCCAACGGCTCGCCGCGCGCATGCTTGGCCTCGATGTGAGCAATCAAATCCGCCGAGCACATATCGCGCCACGGCGTCTTCGACCGCGCGAAACTCCCCGGCCCCGGCACATCCCGCAGCGCCGGCGCGCCCCGCGCCGCCGGCCTCCACGCCGCCCTGTCCAGCCAGATTCCCTCGCCGAAAAACCGCATCGCTGAAAACCTGAGCCGCTCTTCGCCCAGCGCCGTAAACTCCCGCCACGCCGCCACCATCGCCGCGGCCGCCAGCTCCGGCGGCTGGCCGGCCGCCGCCCGCCGCATCACCACCTCGCGCAGCGCCGCCCGCAGCGGCTTGTCGCCGGGCCTCAGCCCGCAGCCGCGCATCGCCGCGCTCACCGCGCAGCTCACGTCCGGCTCGCCGGGCACACGCGCCCCCGCGGGTTTGGGTTTAGGGTTTAGGGTTTGGTTCAATGGCGGTTCACTTACGGTTCCACCTTTATGGGGGTGTGGGGGTACTGTCGCTGCGACATCTTTTTCTGTCGCTGCGACACTGTTTTGTGTCGCTGCGACATCGTTTTCACTGTCGCTGCGACATATCCGCGGCCCGAATCCAGCCTTGCCCTGGGCTCGCGCATAGGCCTCCTCAAACTCCGCATGCAGGTCCGTGCCCAGCCTGGGTATCGCCACTTCCAGCGCCCGGATCGTCTTCCCGTTGCGCTTGATCTTGAACCGCTTGATCAGGCCGATCTCTTCGAAGACCTCGATCATCCTGGCCACCGTGCGTTCCGAGATCTCCGTCATCTGGGCGATGTATCCGTCCGACGGAAAACAGCAGCCGTCGCTGCCGTTGGCGCTGTCGCACACAAAGGCCAGCACATTCTTCGCCGTGCTATTGCCCAGCTTGGTGCGCCAGGCCAGCACTTGCAGTTCATTGGCCATGGCGCACAGCTCTCCCTCCGGCGTCTTGAGCGCCGTCAATCCCTATCGTTGTCATGGTTTGGCTAAAGAGCTACGCGCTCTCCATCTGCGTAAAGCGCGCCTGCAGCACCGCCTGCGCGGCCCAGTCGCGAACCTCGGCGTCGGCGCGCACCACCGCCGCCAGCTCGGCATCCGTCGCCGCGGCCACAATCTTATCGGCGTCCACCTGGAAGCTGATCGTCGACAGCGTCGCCCCCCCCCCCCCATCCACGGCGCCATCAACCTCGGCCGAACCGTCGTCCGCATCGCCGGCAGCAAGCCGCTTGCGCAGCTCGTCGGCAGCGGCCCAGCCGATGCAGTACTTGGTTCTCAATTGGTTGGTATTCAAGCCTTCGCGCACATCCTCCGCGAACGCCGCCTCGTCAATCTGCCTCTTCGGCCTGCCTGCCCACATTACTCCCCCTTAAACTGCAGAGCTAAAATCTGCTCGCTTATCGCACTCACAGCCGCGGCATCCGGCTCGAAGAATTTGAGCGCGCCCTTCATCGCAACCGGCGATGCAAACGCGATTGGATCGCGGAGCACAAACCCGTATCTGCCAAAAAACCACGGGCTGCGGCTATCGCTGACGCAATCCACTATCCGCACCGAGCCGACCACGCATCCGCAAGACTTCCTGAGATCGTCGAACGTGTCATCAGGAACCCACGCAGGCCTTCTACCTTCCGCGAACATGAAGCTCCGAGCGGTAGCGGCAGCAAATTCGATCTCCGATTGGTTCCACCATTTGCCTGCGTGAATCAGCACGCGGCCGCGAAAGCTCGTCGGCCAATCGCGATTCTCGATATCCTTGCCGCCATGCAGTATGAACCACCACCACGGCGCGCGTACGCTCAAAACCTTCATATAATTACCAACCTAACTCGCGTTAAGTACGCGAAACGCCGCTCGCAGAGCCTTCGCCGATAACATCGCCTAACTTCGGAAATTCATGCCATTCGCGCCCGTCTAACATCGCTCCGGCAGCATGCTTACCGACGCGAGATACCCATCTATATTTCGTGTCGCAATGCATTTCGCTCTCCCGGCTCGGCACATGGCCATCGAGCGCGATCACGGCATTTGAAGAGTCAATTGTCGGAGCCTGATTCTTGACGTCGTACACGCGGTGAGTTGCCCCGCCGCCGACTTCGGCCCACTCGCCCCACTGCTTGAAGAAAAACGGCACGCCGGCGTCGGTGCATTGATCGCGCAGTGACCGAGCCCAGTCCGGATGCATCGGCCGCGCGCCAGGCCCGCTCTCGCCTCCGCATATCACCCAATCGAGGGTTGGAATGTTGGGCTGGTCGACCTCATGCAACAAGACGGGCCCCAGCAGTGGCTCGGCAGAAATGAACCGAAGGCGCGCCGGCGTCTCGAGCAGCAGCGGAATGCGCTCGTCGGCAGCTTTCTGGTTCTCCACGCTCACGCCCAGCCAAACGTTTTTCAGCGGCCATTGCGAAGTGACCGGCTCGCCGGTTCCGCGCGGATGCGGCCAGTTGATCAGCCACGGATTGCAGCCCAGCCGCGGCACCATCTCTTCGATCCTTCGCGCCCACTTGAGCATCCTCTGCGGCCGCTTGGTGAGCACCTGGAACGTGTGCTGCGGGCACAGCGCCATCACCGCGAAGATCTTGTCGATCTCGGTATCGGCCAGGTTCTCATGAAACAGATCGCTCATCGAGTTCACGAAGATGCGCATGCCGGGTTCGCTGCCGACCGCCTTCGCATTTCCCGCCTGGTAAAGCTTCCGGCCGCGCCACTTCAGCGGGTCCAGCAGGTGCTCGGCGATCGGCCGCACCACGCCGTTCCATTCGTCCGTCCGCTCGCCGGCGCGATTGATGCGCACGAGACCCTCGTACGGGCCGCCCGGCCCGCTGAACAGCTTCGCCACCTTCGACGCGTAGCAGTTCTTGCATCCCGGCGACACCGGCGAGCACCCACGTATCGGGTTCCACGTCGCATCCGTCCACTCAATGCCCGTCTTGCTTCCCATCGCTACACCCCGCCTGCCATCATCCTGACCGTCACACCCTTAACCCGCGCAGGCTGCGGCCTCGAGCTGGTCCTGCGACCCGTCGATACAAAAACCGCTTCATCGCCCCAATGCGTCATCAAGCCCGCGGCGGCCAGTACCGGTTCCGGCACGTAGTGCCCGTTGCGCGACCGGCGAATCCATTCGAGCAGCTTCGCTCGCGGCCCCCCCCCGCTTCCGGCCAAGAATGGCGATGGCATCGTCTTCGCTCAGGCTCAGTCCTGTGAGCAGGCGCTCCCACATCGTCGGCCCGCTCTCCGCCTCGCGCTGCATCCCGATCGAGCCGTTGCCCCACGCCCTTTGCCGCTCGCTGCGGCTCTTTGGGTTGCCCTTCATCGCTTCACCGCCAAAGCACAGCGGCAAGCCCGCAGGCAGCCAGCACAATCAGCACGCACCCTATCCACACCCAGGCGCCGGTCTCGCGCTTCTCCAGCAACTTCCGATCCGTGATCTGCCACATCGCCCCCGCCTTTCAGCCGCTAAACCCTCAACCGCCGTTTGCTCATTCCCGCACCTCTCCCAAACTCACCCGCGCCGCCGGCCGGCGCTCCTCGCGGCTCAGCCGCAGATCGTTCACCAGCGCGGGAAGCCTGTCGGCAATCAGCATCTCCACGTCCCTGGGCGCAATCAGCGCATCCGCCGAGAGCACCGCATCGTCGCGCCGTATCACCATCACCGCCAGCGCGCCCGCCTGCTCGCGCAGATACTTGGCGTACCAGGCGATCGTGCCCGTCTTCGTCCAGTCCGTCTTGCGCTTCGCGTCAGCCATAGCTTTTGAGGGATCAGGGATCAGGGATCAGAGATCAGTTTTTAGCCGCAAGGCCTGCAGGCGGTCGATCTCTGCGGCGATCAGAGCGCCAGCCTTCACGAGGTTGCGGACAGGACTGTCGTCCGGCTTCCACCATGCCCGTTCCCACGGCCAACATTCGAGCAATCCCTCCCGCGCGTCGACGCCGGCATCTGCATCAAGCAGCTGGCTCCCGGCCATGCCGGCATAGCAAATCGCAGCATCGAGCAGCTCGCACCTGTCGTGCTCTTCGTCATGCGCTGCATCGTAGCCCTCGACCGACACCTGCCGCTGGCGCTCGATCGAAATCAGTTCAGACCCCGCGATTGCCGTGAGTGGACCGTACCCGTAGTGCTGATTTAGAAGCTCGTGAGCCTTCCGCAGCACAATCCGCAGATCGCGCTTACCCCAAAAGGTCACCGCTGCCGAATCGTCATCTCCAGGCCGATGCATGAACGGCCCGCTCACCTGCTCAGTGCTCGGGGGGTCCGTAGGCGCCGGAACAGTGACGGGCAGCTCGAGATAAAACCGCAGCCCTGTGAATGTCTGACCGTCGATCTGCTTCGAGATGATCTCCACTCGATTCGTCATCTCTTCCGCGTAAACATTGACTCGCATCGCCTCTCCCTGCTGATCGCTGATCCCTGATCCCTGATCCCTGCTTTTTCATCCAGCGCGGCGCAACGACTGGCAGTGGCGGCCAATATGGTCATTGCTCACTAACGCCAGGTGCGCCGCGCCCTTCAGCCCCGCAACCCGAGGCCGAACCCGTATTCATCCCGGATCTTTGACGCGCTTCTTCGCCGGCTTCTTCGGCTCAGCAGCTTTGGCGATAAGCGGCGATTCAACCGCCGCGCTGCGTTCTTTGGGATCGAAGCCCAGCTCGCCCTGGCCGGGCGTGAACGCAGCCCACAGCCGCGTATAGACGAACTGCTTCACGAAGCCGTGCAGGCCTGGCGTATCGAGCTCGGCCTCAAAGCCGAACCACAGTTCGACCGTCTCTTTCTTGCGCGTCAGACGAAAGCCGCCCACGTCGACGGCGGCCAGCTGCAGCGCCGGATAGGCGTCATCCACCTGGGCGTAATACGTGATCGCGCAGCCGGGCAGCTCGCCCAGCAACAGCACTTCCTCGGCCAGGTTCTCGGCGGTCAGCAGGTAGCTGTACGCCGCCGCAATACAATCGCCGCAGCTGATCGACAGGTCCGCATGCATGGTGACGATCATCGTCACGCACCAAAAGCGTTTGCCGGTCTGCTTGTCGCGCCGCGGCTTCGCCGTGTGAAAGAAAAACTCCGGCCGCTTGCCCTTGAAAAATTGCATGTCGAACTCCAGAAATCAGAGAATCATCCGCAGCGGAAAGGCCTCGACTTCGACCGACCGCGCGCGGCACTCGCTGAGCTGCTGCTCAAACTCTTCGAGGTTTTCGCCGGCGTTCGCTGCGATGCGCGTAACCAGGCATTGCACCTTGATGCCGCTCTCCGTTGCGCCCTCCCACACCCGCGCCGGAAAACGCGAAGTGCCGGCCTCATTGCTGATCTCAACCATCCGCGACGTGCTTTCAATTGTGATTTTCATTCGCTTTTCTCCTTACCCCTGATCTCTGACCCCTGACCCCTGCTCTTCAATTGCACAACCGCCGCAGGTATCGATTCGCCGCCTTCTCACGCCTGCGGTGTTCCGCCCTGGCGGCTTCTTTCTTTTGAGCCACCCATTTCTTCAGGCATTCCGTGCCGCTGCACACGTCGCACTCGTCGTTCATCCAGCAGCAGCGCTCGCCAAGCGGATACACGACGCAGGGATTCGCGTCGCTGCACCCGCAGAAGCGGCAGACCCGCACCTGGCGGCTCATGGCGCGTCGCCTCCATCGCCCCAGCCGCCGCCGGCGCGGCCGCCGAGGTTGCCGGATTCGGGCCGGTTGAGATACTTCCCACGCCAGGGCCCGTCGCGCTCTTCGGCGCGCGTGTTGAGCGTGTGCTCGATGCGGAAGAGCTGGCGCCGTGCGTGGATGAACACAATGCACCGCGTCAGATGGATGAGCACGACCAGGATCAGCGCCAGAATCAGCCAGAGCGCACCGAAGCGCAGCAGGCCCAGGATCAGCTCGCGGAGAGCTTGCGCGTTGAATGCGACAAGGTTCATTCGACACCCCGATCCGTGAGCGAGAGCACTCCGATGAGCAGCACAAAGTAACCGCCGAGAACAAGCTCCTGCATCAGCGGAAACCCCAGCATGCCCGCGCAGCAGCCGATGAACGCGGCGGAGAGCAGATACATCGCCCAGCGCCGCCTCACTTGACACGCTCCACATCCGGCTTGGCCATGTTCGATTTCCACCCGGTGTCGACCAGCCGGCGATGCTGCTCCCAGCACGCCTTGAACTCCTGGAAATCAGCGAACTGCTCGCAGGGGATCACGATTCCCACGGTCGAGCGGCTCGCGCGCACAATCACGTCAGTGGGGATGCCATCGAGAGCGCGCAGCGCAGCCGGCACCCTGCGCCGCAGATCGAACAGCTGTCGAAGCAAAACCCACACGGCGTGGAGGATCATTTCCGGCCGCCCTTCTTGGCCGACTTTTTGGCGGCCTTCTTGGCAGGCTTGGCCTTTGCCTTGTCCGGAGCGGCCGCCTTCGGCTTTTCCCACGCTTTCGATGCGTCGTATCCGAGGCGTCTCAGGGCCTTGATGAACTCGCCGCGGCCGGAGCTGGCATCGTTGTATTTCCCAACGTGAAGATCGGGCAGGCTCAGAGCCGCAACCGCCCGCGCAAACTCCGCGCTGTCGGTTTTGGCGGACGCGATTGTCTTGACGAGGCCAGGGCAGGCCGCGTTGAGGCACTCTCGCTCAGAGCTGTTCGAGGTGTAGGCCTGCGCCAGCACGGCGCGCAGCACGTCGCTCGAGAGCTTGGTCACCTTGTCCAGCGCTTCGCCTGCCAGCCGCACCCGCAGCTTGGTCTCGGCCAGGGCGGCCAGCCGCTTCTTTTCGCGCTTCTCTTCTTCCGCCTTCGCGTCGTAACCGCCGGCGCCGTTGCTCGATTTCGGCTTCTCCCACTCCTTGCGGTGCGCCTTGCAGCCCTCGGCGATACACACCGTGATCTGCTCGCCCGGCTTGCGCAGCTTCTTGCTGCCGCCCATGTAACCGCGATCGCCGGAGTCCGACCAGTCCACCGTCACCGCCGCGCGCAGAAAACCGCAGCTCTGCTTGGCGGCCTCGACCCACTGGCCGGCCTTGAACGTCTGATACAGGTTGAAGCCGTCGCCCTCTTTGTTCTTGCGCGGCGCGACGCTGGTCTGCTTCCAGCTCACGCGGATCGCGGGCTCGCCGTTGCGCCCGTGCTGCAGTGCGCCGGCATCGGCCAGCGCGATCTGCACAAACCGCTCGCGCTTGGCCTCGAAGCATTTGCCGTCCGCGCACGTCGCCTCGTCGATCGCCAGGTCGCCGAACAGCGAAGTGTTGTCGGCGGTGTTCGACGGGCAGCCCAGGCAGACCGGCAGCTCCGGGCCGGCAAGCACCTGGTCAAGCCGCCACGGCGCACGGCTCAGCTTGCGGCCGACGCTTTCCTCGAGATGTTCCTTGAGCCGCAGTACGGATTCAGGCTCCCAGGTTCTCCACCCTCCCTCAGCGTCGCGATTCTTGATCGAGGCCTCGACCACCTTTTCGGCCGAAACCTTGCTTCCCGCCTGCGTGTCCAGGCACCACTTCAGCGCCTGATCCTGCTCCTCGAGGCCGACGCGAGCCAGCAGCAGCGCGTGGTCGATGGTGATGAGCCGCTCGGCCAGTGCGCGCCTCGGCTGCTCGCCCAGCGTGCACAGCTTGAGCCGCTTGGCCACATAGGCCACCTCTTTGCCCACCGTCGCCGCCACGGCCTCGGCCGAGCCCAGCGAGGCCAGCAGCTCGCTGAACCCCACCGCCTCTTCCATCGGCGGCACATCTTCGCGCTGCAGGTTGTCGACGATGGAGATCTTGCGCGCCGTCGCGTCATCGTACTCGCGCACACTCACCGGCACTTCAGCCAGCCCGATCAGCTGGGCAGCCTTGAAGCGGCGATGCCCGGCGATGATCTCGAATCCCCCGCCGGCCAGCTCGCGCCCCCGTATTTCGCGTACGATCAGCGGGTTCTGGATGCCGTACATGCGGATGCTGTCGGCCAGCTCCGCGATCGACTTGGGGTCGAACGTCTTGCGGGCATTCCACTCCGCCACGCGCAAAACGCGCAGCTCGCACATCCCCGCCCCAATGTCGGAGCCATTGTCGACAGCCGCAGCAGGCTCGATCTCGGCCACAGCAGCGCGGATCCCTGATCCCTGAGCACTGAATCCCTGAGTGCTGACCCCTGATCCCTGTTCCCCGATCCCTCGCTTCCTCATCCCTGCACCGCCTCTTCGCCGGCGGCAGGTTGAGTGATCACCGCGATCAGATCCCGCCATTCGCGGTCGGCCTTGCACACCTGGGCCAGCACGCGCTCGAAGCGTGTCACCGTGCAGCGCGACTCGTGGAAGATGGCCACGCCAACGCGCGACATGCGCTTGCACAGCTTGCAGCGCTGCACCGTCGTCAGATCGCGCGGTTCAGGCGACCATCGCACGCTGATCTGCTGAATCGACTCGCGCAGCAGCAGCTCGCCGGCAACGGCCAGCTCGGTGATGGCGCGATCGCGGAACTCGCGCAACTCGCCCGCGCGGCGCATCCTGGCGCTCTGGTCGCCGGCGATGCCCATGGCCTCTTCGATCGCGGCGACGAAGCCGGATGGCACAGAGTAGACAAGCCCAGATCCCTGACCCCTGTTCCCTGACCCCTGCTCTTCAACTTCATGGATGGTTAGCGGTTTCCCGGCCTCGGCGTGGGCGCTGTCGCCCTCGGCCCAGGCCTTCTCAATCTCCCGAACGTCCGACGAAACCGGATCTGGATCGGGAGACACTCTTGATGGCTGCGTTGACACAGGTGTCGACATGGTTTCTCCATGTCGCAGCCAAAAAGGCGGCCGGAAAAGGGAAAAGCGCCTGAGCTACGGTCCGGTGACCGTTGGCCTGGGCCTTATCCTGATACGCAAAAATGCGCATTCCGGCTCGTTTCCCGCGGAAACCGAGCAGCCGTTGCCACTTTTTGGAAGGAAGATGGTGCGCCCGGAGAGATTCGAACTCCCGGCCTACTGATTCGTAGAACGCGGGTCAGTCCCGGGTTGACCGTCGGCCTGATAAAAGTAACCGCTGCTCGTTTCTTTAAAATTGGCTGCGACTGAATGAAACTCTCCTCCGAAATTAAATCGCCGTCAAGTGCAAATTTGCAGAACTGTGTAAAACAAGACATATTTCCCAGTTACCGAAGTGGTACAGCCAAGGCCGTCATCCCGCCTTTTGACGCCTGACAAACGGCTCGATCTGGGCAACGGGAGGCTTCTTAATCGGCTGCGATGCCCAGACCTGCTCTCCCCACTCGCGCTGCGCCGAGCTGCAAATCGCGGTGTAGTGCTGCTGCATGCGCTGCGTCATGTGCCCGGCGTAACTCATGGCCACCGCCAGCGGAACGCCGGCCTCGGCC